TACACCACCTGTTAGAAAAACCAGTGAGAAATATAGAATGGTTTATAAATACTGTCCTATTGTATTTAAGTTTTCTGTAGATCAAGCCACAGACCAAAAGATTCTGAATGATTACAGAATTTATGTTCATAAGATTGGTTTGAGTAAATTACCGGCATTTAAGAAGAAAAATAAAAGTGGTGGTATATGGTATACTTCTGAAAAGAATGACTATGACTATTTGACTAAGCAATTAGCTACTGCAAATACACCAAAACAATTACAGTTTTTTTCTATTCTTAGAATGCGGGCAATGATGGACTATAATACCAAAGAGATTTATCTTAAAAGTATTTTAGACCAGGTAAATAGCAAGTGTATCATATTTGCTAATACTCAAGAACAAGCTGATAGAATATGCAAGCATAGTTATCATTCCACTAATCCTAAATCTGATGAGAATCTTCAGTTATTTAAAGATGGTAGAATACAGAAATTATCTTGTGTAATGCAGCTTAATGAAGGTGTTACTGTACCAGATCTTAAAGTTGGTATTATAATGCATGCTTATGGCAATGAAAGAAAGTCTGCTCAGAGAATTGGCCGTCTATTAAGACTTAACCCAACTCAGGTAGCCACTTGTCATATCTTGTGTTATAAAGATACCATAGATGAGAAATGGGTAGACAAAGCACTGGATGGACTAGATCAAGAAAAAATAACAACTATTGTGGTATGAGATTAGAATTTGAAGTATTCCAAGCAATCTACAATGTGGCCGGCAGTTTTCAGATTGATTCTGATTCTGCCGGTTTTTTTAATCTTAGATTTGGTTATTGGAGACGTATAGACATGCATGCAATCCAACAAGTTCTTCCTGAGTACTTGGTTATTCATGAAGAAGATCATGAAGATGATGATTGCGGCTGGCTTTATCACTATGTAATTAAACATAAAGGCAACATATATGGGTAAAATGAAAGAAATTTTTATGGAAATACGTGAGCAAGAAGCTGAACAAGAAAAAATTGAACAAGCTTCAGTATTTGACTCCGGTATAATGTGTCCTAACTGCTTCAAGACAAATCTAATTGAGTTCAGTCAACATGATTTGTATTGTGAATGTTGTGGACAAGACTTTATTAAAGTAGAAAATTCAATAAGATTTAAGTAATGAAATGGAATCCTAAAGATTGGCAAGGAAAAAGAAAAGATCAAGTAGAAAACAATTATGTAGGTCTATACATTGTTGTTATGATACTGACATTTCTTGCTATTATTTTTTTATTTTCTTCTTGTTCTTCAGCTAATGCATGTTATGTGCAGAGATCAAGTGTGGTGATTACAGATGAAAAAGAAAATGTAATCTATATAAAAAATACAGACATAGGTAATATGATATACAATCATTGGGTACGTGGTACCTATGGTAATGATTATAGACCTGTTCTAGTAAATGACAGTACTTTTAACAATCTTTCTAAAAGAATTGACTAAATGAGATTAGTATTAAAAGACGGTAAATTTTACAGGGGCAATGAAATTGTTCCACCTGAGTTTGGTAATCTAGAAATGATCAGACTTATCAAAGAAGCTGAACAAAGAGAAGAAAATGCTGAAAAAGCAATTGAAGGTTCTTTCACTTGTGAAGAGCAAACAACTTATAGTGTATCTGTTAAATTTACTTGTTCTTGTGGTCATAAAAACATTGAAGATCTTGATGAAAGCTTTGAAGATTATGAACCTGAAGGCAGTGATGTTGAAGATTACTATGTAGAGTGTTCAAAGTGTAAGCAAGAATACCGTATTCAAGCTCACAATGAAAAAGAGTATATGAAAGATTCTCAAGGAAGAGTTCTCTGGAATACTAAAAAAATATTATTTGTCCCAGAACCATGAAAAAAGACCTAGATTACTTTAGAAAAAATGCTGAAGAAGACTATATGACAACACCAATTAGTGTTCTTCGTTATATTACAGAATTAGAGTATACTAAAAGTACAGTAAAACAATTAATTTATTATTCTATTCTACATTTATTAGCAGGTATTGCTATTGGTTATTTATTATTAAACTAAATGTCATGATTGAAAAAGTTAAAAATGCAATTGATGATTTTCTAAATCCTTCAGCAACATTCTTTGATGCTGATTATACTAAAAGAAAAGCAGCTGAAGAGTGTTGTGAATTAGCTACTGCTCTTTTGCAAAGTATAAATAAAAGAAAAGCAATGAATGATCAACAAATTGAGGATGAAATTGCTGATGTATTAATGTGGGTAAATGAATTAGTAAATTACTATGATTCTGCTTATATTACTGCTAGGATTGAAAAGAAAAAACAGAATTATTTTAAAAATGGAAAATTACATCATAATTATCTCTGATCCTGGTGATGAACAACCAGGAACTCATGTTACAATTAGTATATGAAGGACAATATTTATATGAAACTCACTGTCAAGGACGGTGAATTACATTTTCCTTTGAAGGCTAATGAAACAAGATTTAAAAACTTCTTGAAAACCATTCCAGATGGTGCTCATTTAGATCTATTTCTGGGTGTTACTACAGATAAAGGTAGTAATGCACAACTTGCTAGGATTCATGCCATGTGTAGAGAGATAGCCAATGAACTTGGTTATACTTTTGAAGAAATTAAACTCATGGTAAAACGTCAAGCTGGTCTGTGCTTCACTAGAAATAACACAGAGTTCTGCAAATCTTTTGCAGACTGTGATAAATCAGATTTAAATCTTGCTATACAAGCCTGTATAGAAATTGGAGACTTTAATAACTTAAATCTTAGATGATAGATCTTGTTGGATCTTATCATACTTTGCTTTTGCTTCCTCTGCATTGTTAGAAAGGTAAGCATTCAACATTTCTTTTACATCAGCTTCATTGATAGCATTATCTACTTTTTTAACTAGATTTTGATCAAAAGCTGCTGCTCTAAGTAGTTGTTGTAAAGCAAATAAAGTATAAATGTGGGCCTCCATCTCAGATAGTTGAGGTGGATTGCCTGCATTATTAGGTGACAACAAGTCTTCAAACTTTTTAAACATTGGTGTAATTGTGGATTTATCCTCAATTACTGTGGTTAAAAAGAACATAAGGATTCTTTCAAGACCTAAAATAAAACCGGTATTGATCTCTAATCCTTTGAGATTCTGGGTTAAGTCATAAACTTCACCTACTGTGTATTTTTCTTCAGACATAATTGTATGATTTAAAAGCAAATATATGGAAAAAACTATAAACATCACAGACATTAAACAAAAACTTTCTGAGATCATGGTTTCACATGACTGGAAAGCTTTAGACTTCTTTTTAGATCAATTTGAATTTCAAATTCTAATGGAAGAACTAATCCAAGAACACACTCTTGGCCATAAATTTACACCTAAAGTAAGTGAAGCTTTCAACGGTATTCTGACTTGTCCATCTAATAATGTAAAGGTTATTATGATTGGTCAAGATCCCTATCCTCAAGCAGGAGTTGCTGATGGAATATCATTTAGCTGTAGCAAAACTATGAAAGAGCAACCTTCTTTAAGACATATTTTTAATGAAGTTGCAAAATTATACCCGGAAGGGTATAATAGAGACCCAAATCTGCAAAAATGGACCCGACAGGGTATAATTATGCTAAATACAGCACTAACTTGTAGAATTGGAGAGATTGGTTCTCATTATCATATATGGAAGGGCTTCACTGCATTCTTCCTAGAATATGTTAATAGACGTCATAAGGATTGTATAGCCGTTCTTCTTGGTAAGAAAGCTGAAGAATGGGCACAATACCTTGATAATCTGGATGTTATCCGGGTTAGTCATCCTGCATCAGCTGCATATACTGGAGGTCAATGGGATAGCAATGATCTTTTCAACACTATAAATAAAAAGCTCAATAAGCTTGGAAAAGAGAGTATAATTTGGTAAATTTGATAGCTAAAAAATGTGGGAACTATTACAGAAAATACTAGAATACAGAATAACACCTAATGCGTGCTTATTCTTATTTTCAGTCAGAGAAAATGTTCAATGCCCTTTTGTAAAACATGAAGATTGTATACATGAACTCATTAATGCTGAGTTTATTACATATGATCTAACTGATACTGGTAGAGTAATAACTATCACAGAAAAGGGAATGGCATTTATTTATTTATTGGATAATTATTTTATCAAAGCCAAAAAGAAAACTAACATCCAACTGATGGGAAAAGAATTTCTACAACATATAGAGTTGTATAGAGATAGCTTCCCAAAAGGTAAGTTACCAAGTGGTTTGCCGGCTAGGAATAATACAAAGGCTCTTGGAGAATCATTCAGATGGTTCTTTGAAACTTTTGATTATACTTGGGAGGAAGTACACAAAGCAACTAAGATGTATGTTGATGAATACAGGGCAAATAATTATCTCTATATGCAAACAAGTCAATACTTCATAGCAAAGCAAGACAAACACAAAGTTAAAAAGTCAGCATTAGCAGACTATTGTGATATGGTTAGAGATGGAGTTCAGATTGAAACACAGCATTTTACAGAAAAAGTAGTATAATGAGTAAACCAGAAAAAGCCTGGAATGGGCAATATGCATCATTTAATGAAGCACTTAAGTATATGCAGAAAAGAGCTGCAGGACAAGAGAAGTCTATATATACTCCATGGCCTAAGTTTAATGACGCTACAACAGATGGTTTAGAATGGAATACACTTACTGTAATAGGAGGAAGACCTGGTTCAGGTAAAACTTTAATTAAAGATCAGATTATCAGGGAATCATTTTCATTGAATCCAAATGATGATTTCAGAGCTTTAGAGTTTCAGTTTGAGATGGTTGGTAGAACATCTGCACTAAGAGAGTTCTCATCAATCACTGGTAAAACATATAAAGAATTATGTAGTGCCGGTTCTAAACTAACTAATGATGTCTTGAACAAATGTCATGAGTATGCAAAAGGAAGAGTTAAATATCCTGTTGATATTATTAGTACACCAATGACTGTCAATCAAATGCGTGAGCAGATTGATATGTATATGGATGCTCATAAAGGACAGAAGACTATTATAACTCTTGACCACACAATGTTAGTAAAGAGAGCACCTTATCAGAATAATAGTTTAGACATGTTATTTGAATTGGGTGAATTTTTTACACAAACTAAAAGGGACTATCCTGTTCTATTTATTGTACTTTCACAACTTAATAGGAATATTGATAACCCTGATAGAGCTGTAGATGGGAAGTATGGTAACTACATTTTGGAATCAGATATATTTGGTTCAGATGCTATGTTACAACATGCAGATACTTTGATTGGTATTAACAGACCGGCTAAACAAAAGATTAGATATTATGGTCCAGACAGATATGTAATTGAAGATGATGCAACTTTAGTTCTACATTTTTTAAAAGCACGTAATGGTGATACAAGAATGAGCTTTTTTAAAGGCTTATTTGCACAAATGGAAATTATTGAAATGGAAACTCCCCCAATACAAACACGATGATCAGTACAAAAAATCAAGAAAAACAAATGACTCCAGAAGAAAGAAAATCAAAAGTCAGCTTATTGAAATTGGAGCATCAAGATTATTTTGATGCTTCAGGAATGCCAGATGCTTTGTTTATACCAAAGATGGCCTATAGACCCCCGGGAAAAGATGATTTATATATTAGCTTTTTTCCTAGTGAACTACAAAAAGGTCAAGATATTTATACAGAGTTTGTAAGTATTGATTATGATTCTGAAGATCCTAAAAGGACATTGTATCTTCTAAAACATAATCCATATTGGAAAGAAGAGTATGAACTTACTACTTCTAATGCAGGCTTTGAAAGATATCTTATCCCTGTAGCAGAATTGAAAGTTATTAATGATGCTTCTAACAGACATGCATCTGAAGTAAAGGAAATCTTGAATCTTCAAGAGTTGCCTGATCCGGATGAAAAGTTTTCTTACAGAGGTGTAGTTGATGCTTTGGACAGAATTGCTAATGCATTAGAAAGAATTGAAAGTAAATTAGATAAGAAAAAATAAATCAAGTAAATATGGCACAAAGTGTTTTAGTAATTGCTGAGTCAGGCTCAGGTAAATCAACATCCATTAGGAATTTAAATCCTAGTGAAACGGTAATCATTAATATTGCTAACAAACCTTTACCTTTTAAAGGTTGGAAAAGCAAATACACAGCTTTGGATAAAGAAAATCCTAAAGGAAATCTATTAAGTGTTTCCTCTGGTCCGGGTGTATTAAAAGCAATGTTACATGTTAGTGAGAAAATGCCACATATCAAGAACTTAGTTATTGATGATTGGCAATATATGTCAAGCTTTGAGTATTTTGACAAAGCAACTGAGAAGGGTTATGATAAATTTACTTCTATTGCAGCAAATCTTGCAGCAGTTGCTAAGGCACCAAAAGATCTCAGGGATGATCTCTATGTGTTTTTCTTAACACATTCAGAAGATAGCACTGATATCAACGGTAAACGTAGAATCAAAGCTAAAACTGTAGGTAAAATGATTGATAACTCTCTTACATTAGAAGGTTTGTTCTCAATTGTTTTATTTGGTAGAGTAATTAAAGAAGATGATGGTAAACTTAACTATGTGTTTGCAACCCAAACAGATGGTGAGAATACCTGTAAATCCCCAATGGGTATGTTTGAGGAGGAGTTCATTGCAAATGATCTTCAACTTGTCAAAGAATGTATCCAGAAGTATGAAAATGAATAATAACTTTAAATTTTAAAAATCAAATCACATGTTTAGTACAAAAAACGTATCAGCAAACAGAGTAAGTCCAGTAATTGGACCAGGTAATCACAAAGTAAAAATCAACAGTTTAAGCTTTGATGCTACCCCTTATGATCCACAAGCATTCAACATTACATTGAATGTAGAAACAGAGCCAGTTGGTGGAGAGTTCCAAGGTTTCTTGGTAGATGCAGACAATCAGAATGGACCACGTTATAAAGGTCAGGTTGGACGTGTTAGAATGTCTCCTTATCCTTACAAAGATGCAACTTTACCTACAGGTAGAAAGATTGTAGCTGCAGATGAGATGGTAAAAGCAATTGCTTTCTTAGCAGATGTTACTGGTAAAAGAGATGAAGTAGATATGATTGAAGCTAATTCTCTTGAGCAATTTGCAAATGCATGTAAACAAATCTTTAGAAACACTGAGTACATTAATGCTTGCATTGGTGGTCGTGAGTGGGAAAACAATGATGGTTATGTAAATGTAGATTTGCATTTGCCACGTTTATCTAAAGCAGGTTTACCACTTGAAGCAGTTGGTTCTACT